CTGGATGCAGTGCAGCCAGCCCGCGAAGATCCATGTATCTGATGCCGGAGAATTCGGGTCTCCCCATGCCTGGTCTGCGTCCGTGGTAATAAGCCCGGGTGATCCGTTGTCCGTGAAATACAGCCCGTACTGCTGCAATGCGGCCAGCGTCGGGAGAAACCATGCCGGGAAAGGATGGCCAGCGTTGTCCTTGTACCCGCACGTGGCAGAGCTGAAGGACGCCTTAAGCCGAAATGTCGCTCCAAGGTAGACTCCGGACGATCCCGACCCGCCGGCCTGATGTGTGGCAGGCCACTGATACCCTGCCGTGGCCATCGCCGAGGTGAGCGCGAAACGGACGCCATGCAGAATGGGCTTTCCGGAGTAGACATCCGCGTGAGTCAAAGTAAGAGGCCAGATTGGCATACCAGCCGCGTCCGCCGAGGTTAGCCCGGTGGAATCGACCGTGTAGGGGATCAGCTTCGTTGCGCTTCGCAGCCGATAGTCAGACAGCGGCCAGATAGCCCCGTTCCCGATCTGATAGGGCTGCGTCCCTGCCCCAAATGAGTACGTCTCGTACAGGAGACAGGTGTCTGTGTTGACCACTAGGACGTGATTGTCGCCTCCCGATGGCCCCCCCCCGGATACTAGCGCGGGCGCTCCGAAGTTGTACGAACTTAAAAACATGGACGGCGTAATCGGATAATTCCCGGAGTCGTGTTCTGGGTTGGGGCCGGCCCAATTGATGGCCGGAATTGGCGTTGCGCTGGTGGCCAGATTGATAGCCATCTCGGGGCTTGGCCCGAGGTTGCCCTGCCCGAGGGACGCTATTTTGGCAACGCTGAACGAATCGACGGGCAGCCTGCTGACGGGCGAGTTGAGGTAGTAGTCTCCGGGGAATGCTGGGCAGGTTGAGCCGGGGATCGTCCGCGTAACCGGGATTGTCACAGTGCCTCCTGTGCCGCCGGAGCCGCCGGAGGTACCTTGCTGACCCGCTGGCCCTTGCGGCCCTGCCGCGCCGGTCAATCCCTGTGGACCCGCAGGACCCGTAGGCCCTTGCGGTCCGGCTGCTCCCTGTGGCCCTGCTGGCCCTTGCGCACCAACCACTCCTGGCAATCCCTGCTGTCCAGGTGCCCCGGCCGGCCCCTGCGGCCCCGTGGCTCCCTGCGGGCCTTGAGCGCCCGGAGTACCCGCCCCTGTCAAACAAGCCAGCCCACCTCCTGGACACGTCGCCTGCATGGTGATTACGAGGCTTGCCGGCTGGGCTTGAGCGATTGGACACACAGCCAACGCGCACAGCAGAATTGTTAGTTTCATGATGCTTCCTTTTGTGTCACGTTAGAATCCATCCCTGCCGCTGACATTACAGTATCCCGCGACTCCTGGCGAAGCAAATGTCGGGGAAATCGTTGTCAGTGTACCGCTGGAACTTGTCGAGCCGAGCGGGCCAAGTGAAAACGCGGCTGTCGGCGTGGTATAGGAGTAACATTGCCACATCACCGACTCTATGTGAGTCAGATTGAGGCTTCCTACGTTGATCGTGCAACTTGTGTCCGTCGAATTAAATGTGCAGTACAAGTGCGGCGCGGTATTGTCCGGGATGTCTGCGAGTTGAAGCGCGCGGAAAGTCGGCGCGCCCGGCCCCCCACTTACCGGGCCGATGAAAACGGCATTCTGCGCCGCAGCGGACAGCGTGAAACTCAGCGCCGGGTAGCTCGTTGCGTTCGCAACGGCCGCTGTGAACAGAGGGGTCAGGCTGCCCGTACTGAAGCTCTGCACTGCGCCTGGGATGCCCGGCGGCCCCGGCGGCCCCGGCGGCCCCGGCGTCGGGATGGAAACCACTGCGGGTTGCGAGAGACGCACCTGATCGATTGTGACCGGACTGCTGCTCGTTGGAACCGCCCACTGCTCAGTCCAGCCCGCCGAATTGTTCCCGACGAACCATCGAACGGTGTACGTCGGGCTGATGTCGAGCCACGTAGCAGGGGACGATCCGGGCACGGTTCCGGTGTTGCCAACCCGCGCCAGCCAGATTTGGCCAGCGTATTGCACCCGCGTCCCACTTACGTAGGCCGTCGTGGATGACCATGCGGATCCGCTCGTGGACCCCTGCGTAGGGCAGGCGTCGGTAGGAGGCAGGTTGACCGCGAAATTGCCGCCGGAGAAACTCACGACATCCACCGTGCCGCCGATAAATGCGTTGCCGCCGGCAACGCAGGACGCGGAGATCGTAATCGTCGCCGTGCCGCTGGCACCGCCAGCAGCCGGGTCGAACGGCGTCGGGACGAACTGGGAAACGGTGGTAGTTGACGCCCACGCCGCGCCGGCCAGCAGGATCAACCACGGTCTCCGCATGTTACACCGCCCGCGCTGGGCAGGCCACGTCGCCACTCCGAATGATGACGTAAACCGTGTCGAGCGGGTAGTTCTCCGTCCCCTCGGAAACCGGCGGCGCGAACTGCGCGTTGTTCACTGTCCCGATGGGGATACCGTTGGTAGCGGAGACGTTCGAATCGCCCACGCGCGAGATGCCAGTGGAACTCAGCATCACGATTTGCCACCATTTCACTAGCCAGTTGGCCTGGCTCACAGCTACCCCGCCAACCTTGAGCAGGGTGATGAGTTGGTGCTTTGCTCCGTCGCCCACAATATCGTCAAATGCGGAAATCTTCATGCCCGCATTTTACACCACAACGCAAACTCTAGCAAAACCGGAATTCGCGTAGGTGTATGCTGTAGGCATGACAAATACCAGTAACCGTCTATAATCGAGGCATGGTAAACCATAGCCAGGGTGCGCGGGGGGCTGGGCATGAAACCCGGCTCCCTCCTGGTGCGTTGGGACGCCACAATCTGCCAGGCCTCCCCGGACTTGCCCTCCAGGAGGATTACGTCACTGCGGGAGATCCGCAGGACCTGGCCCCAAAAACTCCATGAAGATCCGCGCCACCGCGACGTTCAGGCCCGGCAATTATGCCGCAGTCGAAGCGAAACTGCTGCCCCGGCTGATCGAGGGCGCGACAGTGGGCGCCAACATCGTGCTGGACATTTCCCAGGAAATGGTTCCGGTGGACACGGGAGAACTGAAGGGCTCTGGCCGGGTGAGCGTGGAGAAGCAGGGGACCGTCATCACCGGGTATATCGTTTACGGCGGAGACGGCATTGATTATGCCCTATATGTAGAGGCGGGCACGGGCCGAAGAGGCGCAACTTCCGCCGGCTCAGGGCCATGGGAGTACAATCTGGCTTGGCCCGGCATGGTCGCTGAGCCCTATATTAGGCCAGCCCTAGATATTGGGCGTCAGGACGTTCTGGACGCTTTCCGCGCGGCGTTGGGGCTCTGAGCGTGCCGTCCGGGAGGACGGTGTAGAGAACTCCCTTAATTTTCTTGCGCGTGCGCCGGGCCTCCAGGATTGGCCTACACTCCAGGCATTTACGGCCCCCTCCAAGGATGCGCGTATTCTCTGGTGTATATTCGTGGCCGCGTGGGCAATGCGTCTTGGCTCGCTCCCGCGCCCCGTTAACCATCCCCGATATTCCGCGTCGGACATTCTCGGCGTGGGTTACCAACTCCATGTGATCGGTGTTGACGCACGGGCGATACCTGCAAAGGTGATCCGGCTCCAGTCCTTCCGGGATCTGCCCGCGCTGGATCAACCAAGCAGCGCGCGGCATTCGCACGTTTTTACCGTCGATCCTGAAGCTTCCGTATCCGTTTGTCAGGTACCCCACCCACTCCCAGCAGCCGTTTGGCAGGACGCGGACGTGCGACATGAAGCGTTCGAGGGTAGAATTGAATTTGGGCATGTGAACACCTCCAGGGTTCGCGTGCTCTGCCGGACGGCGTGCAACCGCTGCCCGGCTCTTTTATTCTACCGCTATTCGCCCGTAATAGTGGCGTCCGTTTTGCGAAAGTTGACTCCGCAATCGCAACGCGGGTGCGCCGTCGGCTCACTGTCGCCGCTCGGGAAATTGTCGTCGATTGGAATCCACCCGGCGTCGATGTTTGGCTGGCAGATTTCCTCGCAGGCCTCGCCGTCGCCGTCCCATGACTTCTCATCCGCGCCCCATTCATCCGCCATCGCGCGGAGTCCGGCGTTGTAGGCGTCGTTTCCCTCGGTTTGAGCGACCATCTCGGCGCGCGCGCTGGAAAAGTCGGCGTAGGTGTCGGTGATGGCTTTCACGATGTCATCCGCCGTGCCGCCGGCCTGCCAAGCGTCCGCAATCGCTCCCTGGAGCCGTTCGACCGTCGTATCGTTGATCCCGCCGGTCAATTTCGACAGCGACCGGTCGCGGAGGTAGCGGCTGGCCACGGTGTCTCGGAGGCTCGCGTCCGTGCCGAGTTCCGCGGCTAACGTCTTTGCGGCATTGGAAATCAACGCAGAAATCGCCGCGTCGTAGTCCGCATCCTCGCCTTTCGTAACCGCAAACCGGAGCGGCTGGATGCTGGATGGAAGGAGCGACGATGCGAATGCTTTTGCGGCCGGTGTGCGCATCACCAGCGGCCCTTGATTTCCGAGAGTCCATAGATCGCGCGGGGCCAGGTCGCGTCGGATTCGTAGATCTTCGCGGGAGCCGGGTGCGCCGCCAATGCCTGCTCGACGCGCGCGCGCACCTCGCGGAGCACCGCCGCCTCTTGCCGAGCCCAGTAGTGCCGGAGGATGGACTCGATCTCGGCGCGGGCTGGCTTCAGGTGGCGCTCGTGCCGCCGGTGTTTAAGCCCGGTGGCTGGTTTGGCCCCCAGTAGCGTCACGGCTGCCATGGCGGCCTCGGTGATGTTCATCGGTCGCCACCGCTCGATCCGCGCGCCATGCGCCACTCACGCCACTTCTCAAGATCGGCCGCGGGCGCAGTCAAGAAGTTGGCGAAGTGAGCACTCGCCCACGAAGGATGGATGCGCCAGTAGCGGGTGAGGTCCGGGAAGACCTCCCGGACGAACTCCGTGCCGCACGTGCCACATGTCCACGATGTTGTCGGGGAGTTTTGGAACAAAAACGGCGCGAGCCCTGCCCGGCAGCACTTGTCGGCGTCCTCATCGATGACGTTGAGTGGCCCGTTATCGGTTGCGGGCCACTCTGCTCTGGCTGTTGACTGTGCGCCCTCCTTTCCGTAGATCAAAACCGATGCGCCGCTGGTATTCCGCAGAAATGAGCCCTTACTCGGTGCGGCCAGCAGCGCGGCATAGTGCGCGGCTGTCCATCCGGCCCGCGCGTACAGCGTTCCGTCGCGGTAGCGCACCAGCAGCACTCCGTCCGGCTCGATCAGCCCCACCGCGGCGATGTGCGAGGATTCTACGGGCGTCATTGTCATCCGTGCAGCTCCATCGTGTCGGCCAGCCGCCGCAACGCCGCCGCCGCCTCTTTCTGCTGTTTCGGCGCGGGCGCGGCCGGCTCCGAAGGATTTCCGCCCGGTTGCGCCGTCGCTACAGCGTTTGGCGCTGGTTGTACTCCGCCCTGGGCTGGCAGTTTCGGCACCGGCGGCGGCAAAACCTCTTTCGTCCGGTCGGGGTCGTATTCCTTTTCGGGGTACTGTTTTTCGGCCTCTTCGTCGCCGTCTTCCACATCCAACTGCCGGTATAGCACCTTGACGCCTACCTTTTCGTCGATCCCCACTACCTGACCACCGTGATTTCCGAGCGTCATGGCTTGGACCGTCGCCCCGATCAGCGCCGGGACATCGCCCTCGCGGATCGCGGGCCACGTAACGCGGACCTCGATATCGTCACTTCGCTTGTTTTTGGCCTCCGCATAGCGCCACCCGCCTGACGGCAGGCGCACGCGCTCCGCCTCCCGGATGCGGATAGCACCGGGGTCCGGGCAGGATTCGCGGAGCTTGCCGCCGGGGGCTTTGAGCGATCTCTTGAGTACGTAGGTGAGCAAAACCACCAGGTCTTCCGTCCACTCTTCCTGGAGGCTTAGAAACACGGTTTCCGTGGGCCTGTCGAGGCTGGTCGCTGTCGCCAGATTGCCAGTGCTTACGTCGCCCAAAAAAGTCTCTGGAACGCCCATCACCATGCAGCACATCAATTTGTACTGCCGGACATCTTCGGGGCTGAACGTCGAGCCCTGGACTTTGAACGCCTCCATTGTCGTTCCCGGCCCCGAGATAAACGTGGACCCCGCGATGGCCGGAGGGTTGCTATCCCAGATCGGAGCGCCCGGCCCCACTTGGGTTTGCAGTTGTTGCTTGATGCCCTCGATAGCCGCCTGGCCGCCCTTGGTGGTGACGGTCGATGCGTATTGGCTGAGACTCTGCCGCACGGAAGCGCAAGCCTCCAGAAAACGCCGCGCTTCTTTTGCCCAGTCGATCATTGGATAAATACGCGGGCATCCGAAGAGCCACTTGCCAACAGCGCCAACCTTGCGGTGGTGCACAGGGCTGTCCCACATCACCGGATGGCCTTGGATCTCCGTCAACTTCGGCTCCGGCGGCCGGCACTCGGCGGGGTCGTAGTTCAGTGCCGGATACCAAGCCTCACGCGTCACTGTCGCAGATGCAGCGGTCTGTGCATCGTGGGCGCGCTGTGTCCACACACGGCGGTAGTAGCGCGGGAGATCTGCATCCTCCGGGTCCGTCCAAATGTCCTGTATCTCCGTGGCATCGATCATACGGACATCGACATCTCCCGTGCCGGGGTCGGAAAACATAGTGAAAAACAGATTCCCGTCATGGTCCTTGGATCGCTGCAAGGCCATCAGCGCAACGCGTCCCAGCACTTTCTGATTGCGCGCAAAAAAATCGTCGATCAAATTGTTCGCGTTCGGGTCATTCGTCGTGGCGTCGAAGCCGCGCGCAAACACGTACTGGGCGTTTACGTCTACTAGCCGCCGAACGATGGGATTTTTGATAGAATACAACCGGCAAATCAGAATGATTTGCTGAATCCCCCAGCGAGAGAATTCGAGCCCCGAGTAATTGATCTCGCGCTGCCACCCGACGTTTTGCAGCAGCAGCTCGTACATGCCATACGCGCCGGTGGGGCTGATCTCACCCACCGGGCCGGCCTCACGGAGACGTAGCGCCTCCCGGAGCGGCTTGCTGGCGTAGGCCATAGCATCCACATCGCCGGGTGCCCACGGGCCAGAGCCGCACATGGCCTGTGCTTCCACCATCTCAGCGAGGAATTGCTTTGCGCGATCTTGCTCTAGCGCCTGCCGAGCCTGTGATTCGGACAGCGCGATTGTCAACGCCCTGTTGGTTTCGCGCTCGCGCTGTAGGTTGGATTCGTAGCGCGATCCAGCGGCGAGCGCGGAGGAAAGGACTTGCGTCGGCTGCGGTCTGCGGAGCCACGACTCGAGGAAACGTCTCATGGCCCGATTATACGCCCGGTAGCGGCGATGTCGTGTCCTTCCAGAATTTCAGCTTGTCCCGGTCCCAGCAGAATGGCTCCCCGTAGCCGTCCAGGTGCGAACCCCAGCCCTTGGCGAGTTCCGATGGAACCCGCCGTGCCTTGCGTTGCGCCACACGGGCGCGGGCCTGCTGCGGAGTCCGAAACGGGTAGTGTTTCATCGTGAATTGCAGTGGGAATATGCGCATCCCTGGGAATTGGACCTCATGGCCGCCCCCGCCCAACACTACGCGCCCGACGTTCTTCCACAATTTCCGATTTGGAATCCGGCTGATGCAGTCCGCCTCGTCGTAATGGTGGAAATACGCCTCGGGACTGGCATCCGTGGGCCACTCGCCATCGCAGCAGTAGAACTGGTAGACATGGAAATCGATGGCGTTGAATCCGAACTCATCGACGCGCACTACGCTCCGCGCCAGCGTCTCGCCGGGAACTGGGCTCCGGCGCCACTCATCGGCATCCGTGTAAAGGCACCAATGCGCGTTGCTTGATTCTGCCAGGTCCTCGATACGGTGCAAGATCTGCTGGTGGCGGTTGTAAGGGTCCGGGCCTGTGCCGGGGAATCGCTCCGCAGAATCCGCACACCGGCAGGCGATGTCGTAACTTCCGTCCGTAGACCAGCCATCAATCACATGGACGGTGACGCCCTGCTCGTGCAGGTGGCGCAGCGTGTGCGGCAGGATGTCTGCCTCGTTGAAGCACGGGAGAAACGCTTGGATCACGGTGTCACCTCCCGTGCATTGCGCCACGCCTCGAGATCGTCTTCCCATCGCTTGTGTAGCGCTGCGTTCTCTTCCAGCGACTTCGCGTAGGGCTTCGCGTAGGGCTTCGGCTGTACGTGCGGCGCCCACCACGACGGCTCGCCGGTGCGCGGCGAAACCCCCCATTTATCCTCGAAAACCTTCTCGTGCAATCGCACGTCTGCCGGGTGTTCGGGGTCCGCGCGGAAGGTGCTCTTGAGCCTCGTGTGGTTGACCACGACATCGTTCTCCACGGCCAGCTTCAGGCCGGCTCCGCGGACCCGCCAGCAGTAATCATCATCGTCGCAACCGTAGCCGCGCGGGCCGGGGCCTCCCGCATTGACTCCGAACCGCTCATCTAGCAGGCCGATCTTGTCGATCACCCAACGCGGGATGTAAACGCAGATGAAGGCCAGCATGGTAGATTCATCATGCAGCATGGGCTCGACATGGTATCCGCCCGCGCCGTCGGGCACGTAGCGCGCATCACAATGTACCTGTGACGGCGTGCCGCAGGAATCGCAGGACGCCGCGATCACGCCGTACTCGGGATGCTTCGCGGCGTCCCGTGCGAGCCGCGCGAGTCCTCTCGGCGTCTCCAGGAGCGCATCATCGTTCAAGATCACCACGTCATCATCTCCGGCGGCCTGGATACCGAGGTTCACGTTGCGGGAGAAAACGAACGGCTTTACGCCGTACACGCGCTCGACACCGGCGATTGGCGGCAACCCGCTATCCGTGTCATCCACAACCACCTCGCGGCATGTCTCACCGGCCGTCCGCAGATAGCAAAGGCACATCCGCAGGTTGCGCTCGTTGCGCGTAGGGATCACGACGGAGTAAGTCATGCACACCACATCTCGACGCGTGCCTTAATTTCCTCTATAGTCATAATTCCAGCCCCCTTTCGATTCTAAGAATTTTGTTCTGCCCCTTCAGGTTGCACGCCCAGCACACGCCGTGTTCTTCTCCGTAGCTGATGGCGCAATCAATGGCGTTACCGACATTGCCGGTTCCAGGACAGGAATTTTCCTCGATGGTGAATTCCAGATTGTCGGCGTACTGATCTTCGACCATCACCTCCACTTCGAGCGTGCATTGGACGGTGACTCTAACCACCAAACGCCTCCGCCCAGTGCTGTCCACATCCGGGAGTGCTCCGGTCTCGGCTTCTGTTTCTCACTTTACGGCCTCCAGTTTTGCCGAGAACTTCCAGACCTCGCAGCGCACGCCCCCGCGCCCTGCGAAATCAGTGTACACCCGCTCCGTAACTTCCAGCACGCGGAACCGCGCCACAATGCCATAGGCGCGCGAGAATCGCTGGTGCGCCGGTGAGCCATCCTCGAAATACTGGAGGCTGTTCGGCGTCCACGGAGATACGTGGGTGGGGTCCTGCCACTGACCGGCACCCTTAGCGGCGTCGGGACACTCCATTCGCAGGATGCCGCCGGGCTTGAGCACGCGGTGCGCTTCGTTCATCGTCAGGATTCGATTTGGTAGATGCTCGAAAATGTCTGCTGCGTAAATCTCATCGACCGTCGAGTCCGCAAACTGCCATGGCTCTGCGAGATTCATAACCAAGTCCACGCCGGGGAGTCTCACGCGGTCTACGTTTACCCAGCCGGGCCGAATGTCATCCGAGCATCCGAGGTTCAGTCTCATAGTACGATCTCCCGCAATTCCCGCTCTGTTTCCTCCGCCGCCAACGTCGGGACGGCCCCCATCGCCATCGCGCAATACGAGTTCCACTCCGGAGCCGGCCGCCACTCCGGCGCGCTCCGCAGCATCACGGAGCGGTCGTAGGCTTCGGTGTTGGTCCCGTGGATGCCACACACCATGCGCGGATGCGCGTCTCCAATCGACGGATTACCAAGGCACTTCTCCGCGTTCTTCAGCCACCAGCGCCGGTCTTCGTGGATCGCGTCGTCAAACGGGCATGATTCCCACGCCGAGCGCCAGTAGCACATCGATGTTCCGAGCACGTAGCGCTGGTCTCCGTGGCTGTAGAGCCAGGCCTCGTTGCGCGGCAGATCAATGATTTTTTTCCATCCCGTCGAATTGTTTTTTCCGTGGCGCGTGTCCCAAAACAGCACCTCCCGGTATCCGACGCAGGCTTTGCCGGTCGCTTGCAGCAGCGCTACCTGCTCCTCCAGGCGGCGCGGGTGGCTCCAATCGTCGGAATCCCAGTGCGCGATAATGTCGCAATGGCTGGCCAGCGAGTTTGCCGCATTGCGTAGCGCTCCAATGGTGTGGCGTTTCCATTTCTGCTGGCGGCAGACCGCCTCGCGCGAGCCGAAACAGAAGCACTCTGGGACCACCGGAGTCTCGCCGCTGTCGTAGACCAGCAGCCACTTGTTGCTGTAGGTTTGGGCGCGGAACGACGCGATAGCACGCGCCACCATCTCCGGGCGGCCGTCTGCGAGAAGAACAGCGCAAAGGCTAGGCGCTCGCACGCGGCACCCCCTTACGCAGGTAATTGGCGCACATGCGCTGTAGGCACTCGCCAACCATCACTAGCCATCCAAACGTAATCATGCTGGCGAGAGCGGAGGAATCTCCCCGCGCCTGACGATGAGGCTCGCATCGATCTTATACATGGGCTTCCGCATGTCCGTCCGGCTGTCACCTGGAGCCACCACATACTGCTCATGGCAAGTCACAGTGCCGACCACTACGCCGTCAATCACCGATCCGGCAGGATCCCGGTAGCACACGTGGCTGTCAAGCTCGAATGTCTGGGGCAGCCCTTCGAAGACTGCCGGCAACTTCAGAATCCATTTATTGACATTCTCCTTTCGCATCTTGTCAAGCGGCGCGGCGTATTTGGCTAGATACCGGATCAGTCTATGGGCCTCCTGTAGCTGCTCGCGCGCCTCAGCCACTTTCACGAATCGTAATGGTATATCTACTGTCATGCTGGCCACCTGAACCGCTGCCAACACGTCGGGCACTCGTAGAGCGACGGCTCTCCGTGCCTGCCGAGCTGGACCAGCACCATGTTGGTGCTGTGGAAGTGCTCACACCACCATCGACGTAATCGTTTCATGTTTTCTCCGGGGGCCGGGAACGTCCGCGCGGGGAGAGGCCGTCCCGTTTGGTCATTTTCTCCCGGCCCGCTATTATTGTGCGCAGAAATGCGGCGGGTTTGCAATAGGGTATTTACCGGATGCTCAGATCGGGCTGATGGTGTACGGTTGCGGAGCGGCGCTGATCGTGCCCGCCTGCGTCAGATAACTCCGTTGCTCGCGCGGCCCCACCAGCGCGGCCCATGCGATGGCCAGCGCCATCACGGTATCGTCGTGGAGCCCCTCCGGCGCGGCGTAGCGGATGTGGCCGGATGGCGTGTTTTTTCCTTCGAACGCTTGCAATTCGCCCAACAGTACTGGGTCATTGGGAATTCGGATCGAGCCCCGCTCGAATGCCAGCGCGAGCGCCTGGATGATGGACGCCTTCGAAGGGCCGGTTGTCAGAAATCCCGCCACGGGCAGCCGGTCGGCCTGGAGTTGCTCTATCACCGGGCCACCCATGGAGTTGCTCTCCGCGACGATCCAGCACCGCGCGCCGTGTCGCCGCCAGAACTCAGCCAGCCGGCCGCGCTGCATGGAATACTCAACACCGCGGAAACGATCCATACCGACTACATGGCCGCGCTCGGAAATCGCCACAAATACCGTGTAGTCGCCCGTGCGACCCCAGTCCACGCCAATCATGGCGGCGGATTCTAGTGTGATTTGGCCTACCGCCTCGGCGATCCTGCGGAAGACCGCGCCCGCCCATGTGACGAATTGCGCTTCCACCTCCTGGGCAAACGCGAGGTCCGTTAGGTCCTGGCGCATGGCCTCGATTTCCGCCGAAACGATGTAGGGATTGCTCGATGTGGGCATTTGCCACGATGCCCATTCGGCCTGCGCAGGGTCCGCGCCGCGCTGGTAGAGGGAGTGGAAATAGTTCGCAGTTCCCTTGGGCGTGCTGAGAAACCACGCGCTGCCCTGGTAGTCCGCAAGCATCGGGCGCAAGGTCTGTTGCCAGGCGTGTTCGAAGTCCCCGACCAGTGCCGCCTCGTCAACCACGATGCGCGCATAAGATCGCCCGCGGCCGGCGTCCGGAGAGTCGAGCGACCAGCAGTCGATGCGGCCGCCGCCCACCAGCTCGAGCCAGTGCTCTGATTCGTTTTTGCGCGCAGTGACGGGCGCGAGCGTCTGGTGAGCTGTGCGCCACACCTCCGAGAGCAGCCGGTAGGTGGGCGCGAACCACGCCGCGGGCTTGCCGGTCAGTGCGGTGCGGATGAGGCGGTCAAGCCCAAGGACCGTTTTTCCCCACCGGCGCCCGCAGCAAACGACGTTGAACCGCTTCGCGCCGCGGAGCACTTCATACTGCGCCGGGTGCGGGCGCGGCAGGGTGAGGGTGAGCGTCATTCCGGGACGGACTTGTCGGCGTAGATCACCCGCAACGCCACCGGGCCACCTTCGCCGCCTACCAGCTCGTGGCGTTCGGTCTCTCGCCAGCCGGCGCGGGTCTTGAGCCAGAAGAACGTGGCGGCCGGGTTCTGGCCGGAGACTGCCATCGAATAGGCCATCTCCGCGACTTTTGCGTTCGCCATGATCGCGGCGGTAGCCAGCTCGTTGGCGTAGTACTTGCGTAGCGTGACGTGGGAGCATCCCACTACGCGCCCGATGTCCTCCTGGGGAACGCCGTAGGACGCCATGGCCTTGACCGTGGCGCGGTCTTTATCGCTCGGCTTATAGGCGGGGTACGCCATGCGCCTCCAAGTGCGCCTCGATGTCGGCGTCGATGGCAGCCAGGCCGCGACCCTCGCGCACGTGATCGAAGGTTGCGCCCTTGTGGTCTCCGTCGGCCAGTACTGCTTGCTTGCCGGTGAGCTTCTGCCAGCGGTGGACGATCACATCGCAATAGGCCGGGCTGATCTCGCAGCCGTAGCCCACGCGGCCCAGCACGTGGGCAGCGGCCATCGTGGTTCCACTCCCGAGAAACGGATCGAAGACTATGTCGCCGGGATCGGAGAACGCTTTCACGAAGAACTCGACCAGCGCGCGTGGGAATGGCGCCGAGTGCGATCCCTGGCTGCTCTCCGTCTTCACCTCGATCACGTTGCTGGGGCGCGCTACTCCCCGATGTCGTCCGTCGCTATCACCGGAACCGGGCTTTCCGGCTGCATCTCCGCGCGCGCCGGTCCCCAGGAGACCGCTCCCGGAGTTTGATTTCGGGTTGTCGGGCGAGTAGTCGAAGCAATCGTCCGAGGCGTGACTCACCGCCGCTGCGCGGAACTTGATCTGCTGCTGTTTGCAGAAGTGGTAGATCGGTTCGAACGCGTTCTTAAACCTGTTTCCCCAACCGCCCGGCACGCCGTTGTCGGTCTTGCGCCAGCAGAACTCATCCACGAACCGCCAGCCCCACTGGCGCCGGTGGGCCAGCACCAGGTCCATCACGTAAAGATTCCGCTCGCCCTCGTCGGCGTGCGCCTTAATGTTCAGGAAGTAGGATCCGTCGGGCGCCAGCACCGACTCGACGCCGGCGGCCACCGCGCGGAACCACGCCACGTACTCTTCGGGCGGCACAGGCTTGAACCCACTCGATGGGTCGTACTCGCGCTGCGTGGCGTACGGCGGCGATGTGATCGCCACGTTCGCACTGGCGCCCGCCATCAACTTCTCGACGACGGCGACGTCCCGGCAGTCGCCGCAGATCAGACGGTGACGTCCGATCAACCACACATCCCCGGGCATCGTAACCGGCTGCGCGGGAGGTTCGGGAACCGCTTCTTCCTCGACAGCGGCGGCGGCCTCCGGTTCGGCGCTGCCAAGCAGCACGACGAGTTCCTCGTCGGAGAACCCCACCAGCGACAGGTCGAAGCCATCCGCTCCGAGCGACTCCAATACGCCCCGCAGCAGTTCATCGTTCCACCCGGCGTTGAGGGCGAGCTGGTTATCGGCGATGATGTACGCCCGCCGTTGAATCTCGCTGAGGTGACCCAGCACCACTACCGGAACCTCCGCAAGGCCCAACTTGCGGGCGGCCAGGAGGCGACCGTGGCCGGCAATGATCCCGTCCATGGAATCGACGAGGATCGGATTCACAAATCCAAACTCCACGATGGATGCCGCGATCTGCGCTACCTGCTCCGGAGAGTGAGTCCGCGCGTTTTTGGCGTAAGGCACCAGCCGGTCCGCCGGCCAGATCTCGATGCGCCGCGCCATGGCGGGCGTGATGGAAACAGGTTCGGTCATTGAGTCGTGACTGCGGAAATTCCGCAGTCGCACCTGGTGGCGGGCCGGCCAAGGGAGCTACGACCGCAGAGATCACCCACGAAAGCTATCCACCATCTGAAGCCGCCGCCCAATCCAGCGCATGACCGGTACGGCCATCGAATTGCCAATCGCCCGGTATAGCGGACCGTCGGCGGCGGGCTTCCCGCGATATGGGATCAAGGTGTAGTCGTCCGGCATGCCCTGCGGCCGACCGTGCCGAGAGCCGGCGCGATCAGGGTGACCACCTGCCCTGACCACCTGCCCTGACCACCCAATTAAGTCACTCTAACTAAAGACTTTGCGCCGCCAGGCCACCCGCCGCCGAAAGTCGCCAGGGAGGACCCAAAATCTCAGCGGCAGGGACGTTTGGCCCACTGTTGGCGCCCCGTGGCAGCCCGCGCGCCCGCATCCGCCGGGTGGCACTACCGTCCAAGCCGCCCAGGCCGGCGCAATACGCCGCCACAGTTCGCCAACGGTGGGGCGGGGTGGGTGTCTCTGGCCGGACCCCAATGGGCCAATGGCCTCGTACCCTACGTTCACCACCCCGCCCGACCGCCGTCTACTTGGCCTCGGGCACGCCGAAGCTGATGCCGACCGCCGTTGCCTGCGAGGCCAGCACTTCGATGTCCGCCAGGGCGGTGATGGTGGCCACTCCCTCCCCCGTGTCCGCGTCCGCAGAGACGGAGACCTGCGCCGTGCCCAGCGGGCCGACCGCCTCGACCACGGCGCTCATGCCGTCCGGCGCCGGCGTGACGGTGACGATGGCGGTGTCAGAGGAAGCCCAGACGGGGATGCCGTCGACCGGCGCGGGGTTGCCAGCCGCATCCTTGGGCGCGATTGAACCAATTACTTTCTGAACGTCCGTGAGTTTCATGCTTTTGACTCCTATGTGGAACTGGATTGGGATTGACGAAACAAAGCTGAAGAC